CGGTGTGCATCCAAGCCAGCTTAAAAACAAAACCAAAGATTCAGGAATTAAAGCTCCTAATTATAAAGAGCTTTCACGTTCTCTACCAACAAGCAATTACGTAGGTAAAGTTGTTGGTAAGTCCAAACAAAACACCTATACAGGTGAGTTCATTACAGGTATCGCCACCATGCATAAGTCAAACATGGTACCTGTAAACAAGAACACAAAAGGTTCTGATTATGCAACAATGCGTAGGAACTAATTAACATGTTAATAACAAAACTGTGTACATTTACGCAAAAGTATGGTAGAATATAAGTATAATAAAAAATCGGGAGTTTATATATTATGTTTAATTATGATACAATTATCAAACAACTAGAAGCAATGTCACCTATTCACCAAGATGAGTTTGCTCAAAAGTTAATCGAAAAAAATAGTGGATTGGCTGCTGCCATATCTACTAAAATTAATATTGCACATCAGGATAAGTATTACACCGATACTGAAGCAATGGAACAATCTCTTAAATCAAGAGGTTATGCTTAATGAAGAATCCTATTGCAAAATATTTAATGTGCGCTTATGCATACTATGAGTTGGATAAGCCATTAATCGAAGATTTTGAGTTTGATGCATTAGCAAAAGAAATCTTAAATAACTGGGATAATATTGAGCATATGCACAAATATTTATTAACAAAGGATATGTTAGTAGCAGGTACTTATTTAGGTGAGTACCCTAACATGGTCAAAGGCGCAGTCGGTAATTATATAAGGGAGAATAATTTATGAGTTTAGCAGCATTAAAAGGTAAGAAGACTAAAAAGAAAAACGCAAGGGCTAGAGCAAGAACTGGTCTAGCAGGTGTACCAATTGATAAAGGTTTCGATATAGTAAAAAATTACTTTCATTTAGAAGTTGATAGAAAAGATTGCATCAGTCAAACTAAAGCTTGGATCAAGAAAAACTTTCCTGAGCCAGCTAAGTATATACTAAGTCATCCAGAGTGGAGATTTACTATGACACATCATGCAGCTACTGCATTCTGGTACAATAATGATCTATATAAAAATAATGATCTTGGTGGCGATAAAGCCAAAGAATTTTTAAATTCATTATTTGATTATGTTATACCTCTTATCGAAAGCGGTAAAGAGTTATATAAGCAAAAACAAGCTGAAAAGAAAACTAACGTGATTGTTTTAACCATACAAGAAAAAATAACACGTAAGATTAAGAATACAATAATGCAAGAGTTACTTGAACTAGAAGACAAGTGGATCGATGGTGAAGATGCCACTATTAACATATACGATAGGTTCAAGTTCCATGGTCTAACAAACTCTGCAGTAAGTCACGTTAGGCCAACGATTGAGGGCTGGCTTCTTGATTATGAAGACGCATACCACAAAAGATGCGATCAAGCTGTCGAAGGTTACTCCCACCTTAAACGGTCAGTCCTCAATCACAGAATTAAAGTCTGTAAAGAAATGCTTTCTGATTTAGATAGGATTAAGTCTGCAAGTAAAGCATCTCGTAACGTTAAAGTTAAAGGTTCAGTTGCAATCGATAAACAGGTATCAAAGGTACAATACAAGAAAGAAGATCTTGATTTTAAGATTGTATCTATCAATCCAATACAGATACCAAATAAGTCTAGGTTGTATACCTTTAACTGTAAATATAAGGTTATTACCGAGTACGTTACAGACAGTCCAAATGGATTTATAATATCAGGTTCGACTATTAAGAACTTTAATAAGGCGACAAGTAGAGCAGTAACTTTACGTAAGCCTGATGATTACTTACCAATGTTCTTATCGAAAACACCAAAGCAGATTGATGAAGCTTGGAAAGGTATAACTACCAAAACGTTTTCACCGAACGGCCGTATCAATAAAGATACAATATTATTAAGGGTTTTAGACAAATGAAAATAGAAGAACAATTTTTAACAAAGTCTAAATTCACAAAGCTTATCGAAAAGACCGTAGCAGATCTTAAGATTCCATACATGGATGCAATAATAAAGGTTTGTGAAACTAACGATATAGAACTCGAAGACATTCGAAAGTTTATATCACCAGTTATAAAAGATAAGCTTGAAGCGGAAGCGATGGATCTAAATTTTCTTCCAAAGAAAAATTCTATAGATTCGTCGTTATTTAACTAGTATATATAATATTATACTTCAGTCAATATTTCAGTAATAAGGAGACAATACGATGTCATTTCAAACACTCAAACGCAATCGCGGTTCTAATATCAACAAAATTATACAGGCAGCAGAATCAGCCGGCAGTGGCGAGACTAAGTCATATGTTGATGATAGAATATGGAAACCAACAGTAGATAAAGCAGGTAATGGTTATGCCGTTATCAGGTTCCTTCCTGGTACGGAAGAGAATCTTCCTTTTGTAAGATATTGGGATCATGGTTTCAAAGGTCCTACCGGCTTATGGTATATCGAAAACTCACTTACATCAATCGGTCAAACCGATCCAGTAGGTGAATTAAATTCTAAGTTATGGAACACTGGCTTAGATAGCGATAAAGAGAAAGCTAGAACTCAAAAGAGAAGGTTGCATTATGTAACTAATATCTATGTTGTAAGTGATCCTTCAGCGCCTCAGAACGAAGGCAAGGTATTCTTATATAAGTTTGGTAAGAAGATATTTGATAAGATTTATGATCTTATGAATCCTGACTTTGCCGATGAAACTCCAGTAGATCCATTTGATTTCTGGGAAGGTGCAGATTTTAAACTTAAGATTAGAAACGTAGAAGGTTATAGAAACTATGATAAGTCTGAGTTTGCTTCACCAGCAGCGTTGTTGAATGCAGATGAAGCCAAGTTAGAAGATGTCTATAATAAACTACACGACTTGTCTGAGTTTACTAATCCTAAGAACTATAAGTCATATGATGAACTTAAAGCTAAGTTGATGAGAGTTCTTGGTGAGGAAGCAACAGCCGGTGCTTACACCGTAAAAGAAGAAATAAAAATAAATGAACCAGTCGCGGCTGTCGAGCCAGTCACTGCAGAAGAAATAAGCAGTGAAGATGAAGATACTTTATCTTATTTCTCTAAGCTTGCAAAGCAAGACTAAGCAAGACCCTTTAACATTTGGTCCTGTAGGTCAACTGCAGGACCATTTGCTATTAGAGCAGCGTTAGTATTACTATTACTTATGTTAGTATTAGTGTCTGCTGAAAATGATATATTAGATCCACCCATAGCACCCGGACTCATTCCACGACTACTTACTGCATTTGATATAGTTGAACCAGAAGTAGATGGATTTACAAATGTTCTATTTGGTGGACCGCCGCCACCAGACATTGTTGTAGCCGGAGCTGTCGTTGTAGTGTCACCTTTCCCTTGCATATTGTTTAATAAATCATTTACCCAGCCAAATCCAAATCCAAAAGCATCTACCTTTTTACCCATTAAAAACTGAGCTGCAGCAAGACCTAATGTTTCTCCTGCTAACATTCCTCCTAAGCCTCCAGCAAAAATTCCAAGTGGTCCACCGAATGAGCCTAATGCTGCTCCTATTGCGCCACCACCGACGCCACCTAAAATCTTTGAAAGACCGGTAACTGTAACAGGATCCATCATTGCAATCTGTGCAAGAGCGGCAATACCGCCTATTAAGGGCACTCGTCTTAAGACACTTATCGCTTTTGCTAATTTTGGATATTTTGCTATTCCACTAGCAGCAGCGGCAGTGCTTTTAGCCGCAGTTTCTCCAGTCTTCTTAGTCATGTTCTGTATCATCTTACCTTGAGGACTGTCTTTATGATACTGCTTACCACTTTTAGCAGTTACCATATTTTTATCAGGGCCAAGACCTAACATTGCACCAGCAGCAGTTAATGCAGCACCACCACCTGCCATTATTGCTCTAAGGCTTTTTCCCACTCCACCTTTAGCCATCATTGCTAACATTCCAAAAAGCTTCATAAACTTCCCAGGCATGAGTATTGCAGCCACTGTACCTAGAAAACCAATTCCTTTAACTAAGTCCATGCCACTAAATTCACCTTTAGCAATTTTAGTAAGTGACTCAACTCCAGACGCTGCAGCATTACCTATAGCATTCAAGGTTTTTGCTATTCCTTCAGTTACACCTTCAGGCGTTATTCCTAGTGACTTAAATAAATTTATAAAAGAATCTTTAAATCTTATTACGGTCGGCTTTATTTCTTTTAAAAGAGCTTCACCTTGTACTTTTAATGTTTCACCAAGTTCAGTAACTGCCTTTTTAAAATTTTCATTTTTCATAAGTGCGCCAATGCCAGCACCTATCGCAGCTCCTAGCGGACCACCGACCATGAATCCTATGGCTCCACCTGTTAACCCACCGGATAAAGCATCTTTAATAGCTTTATTTTCAAAGCCTTCTGGCAACAAATATTCGACTATGTCATCGGCAAATGTAGCAATAGCAAGAGGACCTAAAACTCTCGTTAATAACTTCTTACCTATCATAGGGGCTAATTTTGCAAGAGACAAACCTCCTAATATCTTTCCAATATTACCAAAACTAAAACCACTACCAGATTTACCTTCACTAGTTGAAGAAGAACCAGTTGCAGCTGCTACTTTTTGTTGTTGCGCTTTTTCCTCTCTCATG